AACTTATCGATGGCAAGAAGTACGGTTCATCAATTATGGCATCAGGATTAGTAGACGGGATGCCAACAGGATTACATCTGGATTACATCGTATACGACGACATTTGCGTCAAAGAGAGCGTAACGACAGCAGAACAGCGTGAAAAGCTCAAAGAAGCGTTTTATTTATCACACGGGATTCATACTCGCAAATGCCGGTATCGTATTGTTGGTACTCGGTATCATTTTGCTGACTTGTATGGAGAACTTATTGCATCCCGTGAGTACAAAGTAAACGTATGCCCTATCACAAAAGACGGGGAGTTCCCGTATAAGCCTGAAACAGCTCAGGACGATGTGACTCCGTTGGGGAACGGAGAAGCGGTGTTTTATGACCAAGAGTATGTGTGGCAGAGATTCAAAGAGATGGGGAAGGATGTCTTTAGTACACAGATGCTCTTAAATCCTACCAAAGCAGATGAGCGTACATTCAGTATTGATTGGCTCAAATACTATGACAAGTCTCCGTATACACGCAATTATATTATCGTTGACCCAGCTTCATCGGCAAAGAAAGAGAGCTCATATACCGTTATGTGGGTGGTAGGTGTAGCTCCCCGTGGATACTTCTATATCCGTGATTGTGTCCGAGACAGACTTTCGCTTGCTGAGAGAAAAGAGAGACTCTTTAGCCTTGTTGACAAATGGAATGCCGTACGAGTATATTATGAAAAATACTCAATGCAGGCAGATATAGAATATATGCTGGAGAAGCAAAAAGAAGAAGGATTTTACTTCCCGATACAACCAGTAGGGGGAGTGAAACTAACAAAAGATGAGCGTATCTTGTTACTGCAACCACTCTTTCAGGAAGGCAGAATAATATTTCCGAAAAATCTGATGTATATTGACGTCAAAGGGAAGAAGAGAAACCTTATAGAAGAGTTTATCCGTGAAGAGTATCTCGATTTCCCGTTATGTGCGACAAAAGATATGCTTGATGCTCTTGCCCGAATCCGTGATAAAGACGTCAAGATGTTTCATCCTGTCAATAAAGAACCAGCAGTTACCGTGCAGACAATCAATCCGCTAAATTCTGATACTAATAGTGCACCATATTCTTGGATGGAGATGTAAATGGACGATAAGATAAGCGAAGTACAAGAAGCGTGGCAGACTGGTAAAGAACAATTATCAGAATTACGGTCACAAATGCGTCACGACCTTGAAATGGCGTATGGTGACCAGTGGTGGTTTACCAGCCGTAAGCCAAACCAGCCATACTTAAGCATAAACTTCATCCGTGGACGCATACGAAGACGAAGCGGATTTATACGGCAGAATATGCCAGAAGCCCGTGTTGTAACATTATCCAACGAAGGTGCAGAATTCTCTGATGTTATGCAGCAAGCTTTGAAATATATCTATTCAGAAAAAGAAAATTATGTAAACAGGACAGCAGCCATTGACAATGCTCTAACATGCGGTCTTGGATGGCTGCACATATATATGAGCTTCGATGATGATGTGGTAAACGGTGACGTTAAGATACTTAATGTCAGCCCGTTTGATATTGTATTTGACCCGTATGTAAGCTCTCCTGACTTCAAAGACTGCAGGTATATCATACACCGCAGCTTCCTTTCAAAAGAAGAACTGAAGCGTGCGTATCCGAAATTCAAAGCTGATATTGACCTTATAAACGACGAGAGCGAAGAGATGTATGAAGACGAAGTGGCTCGCAATTATAAGTCAATGGTTGGCATGGCTAATATCTTTGACTATTGGTATATTAAATACGAGAAAGAAAAATGGTACGTAAATCTTACAAATGGAGACTACGGGAAATATTCTGATGACTTATTGCCTATGGAAGGAGACATAAAACTGATAGAGAAAGAAGTTCCACGGGTATACCTTCGTCGGGTTGCCGGTAACGATATAATCTTATTCGATGATGAATCCCCGTATCTACCAGACAAATTCCCTTATATTCCTGTAGTATGCTATAATAACCCGACACATCCTAATTGGCAATACAGAATTCAAGGTATTACCCGTGGATTAAAAGATTTACAGCTTGAGAAAAACAAACGTCGTTCATCAATAATGGCTAACGTATTAAACAAATTCTTACGTGGCTATATGAAACTCCGTGATGAGACTGCTGATTTGGAAAGCTATATCAGGACTGAGGCACAAATACTCGAAGTTGATTCTCTTGATTCGATCAGAGAGATGAATCCGCCGATGATACCAGAAGCCTTGATGGTGCTTGAAAAAGAGATTGATAACGACCTTAATGTTGTGGATACTAATCTCGAGATGCTTGACAATGCTTCTACCTATCAGGCTGTCGGTGCGTTACAGTTAAAATTGCGTGAAAGCCTATTGGTTGACCAAGAGATATATGACAATGTTAATTTTGCTATGTACAAAGCAAGCTCATTTATTGTCGAGCTTATAAACAGAATATGGACGACAGAGAAGTTCAAACGTATCGTTGGCTACAATATGCCGTATATCGAAGAGCAGAAGGAATTAGAAGAGCAGGCGACAATGATAAACTCCGCATTGTCACAGGCGATGAATTCCGAAGAGCAGGAACAAGTATTGCAGCAAGGCAATGCTATTATGCAGCAAGTGCAGATGCTGCAGCAAAGAATAGAAAAATTCTGGTATGATTTCGAAAAAAATCGAAAAAATATTAAATTTATTATTAGATACGGAGAAGGCGTCGAAGAAACTCCGACCTATAAGCTTGCGTATCTAAACACATTCACATCATTAAAGCAGCAAGGTCAGAATGTGCCTGATGAAATCTATATCGAATTCCTTGATATCCCGAAGAGACTGAAGGATAAGTGGATACAAACACTGCAGGCACAGCAACAGGCACAGCAACAGATACTATTACAGCAGCAAGAGCATGAGCAAAGGCTTGAAGAAATCCGTGCTCAGGTGAAGATAGTCCTGCAGGATATGATAAACGAAGGTAAGATTAAAGTAGAAGAGCTTAAATCTAAAGATGTATATGAATACGACATAACAAGACGGGAGGTAGGAGCAAAAAATGCCGATACCAAGAACGACTGATGTGTCTAAAATAATAGAATTCCTGAATAGGGAAAATCCTAATATGCCCAGAAAGCAAAAGATAGCCATTGCTTTGCAGATAAAAAGGGACATTTTAAGAAGAAGGAGAGCAAAAAATGGAAGAAAAGGTCGAAACAATTGACGATTTAAGTTTAGATGGTTTAGAAGAAGCTGGTGTCGACGACCAGCAAGAAGGAAGTTCGGGCTTAGCAGACGACTTATTCCCTGAGGAAGCCGCTCAGAAAAAGGCTGAAAAGCCAGAAAAGACTGTACCGCTGAAAGCTCTTAAAGAAGAGCGAAGTAAACGGCAACAGTACGAACGGCAGTTTAACGAACTAATGCAGATGCACAAGGAAGTCCTTGGGCAATTGCGTATGTTACAACAGCCGAAGCAGGAAGAGCGTAGAATTGAAGACGAGGTTGATGATGAGGCTGTCATCACTGGTGCTGACTTAAAGAAAATATTGGCTCGTGAACGGGAGAAACTGATGTCCACGACCAAAGCTACGACAGCAAGTCAAGCATTGGTATTAGCTCGTCAGCGATACGAAGACTTTGATGACGTCGTGCGGTATGCAGATGATTTAATCGCTAATAATCCCGCACTGAAAGGTCTCGAAGATGCAATCTTGTCAAATCCTAATGCTCCGTTCCTTGCGTATGAATTGGGCAAGCTACATCCTGAATATCAAAGGAAGGCACTGTCGAAGCAGAGCTTAAGTGAGAAGATACAGCGTAACCTTGAAACTCCGCAACCAGTAACACGATCTGCTTCAGAAGTTGACCTTGCTGAGAGAATACGGAAGCTTGACCCGCTATCCAAAGAATTTGCGGAATTAGATGCCGCAATACAACGAAGAATGAGAAATAGGAGCGTATAACTATGGCGAACTCAACTGCTAATATAGGTTTTAACCAAACAACACAGTATCAAGCGTATTATGATAAGAAGTTGTTACAGAGATTATTGCCTAATCTTGTGTATACAGAGTTTGGTGAAAAGCATCCGTTGCCGAAAAACAACACGAAGTATATCCAAGTACGGCGTTTTGAATCTCTTGCAGCTCAAACGACACCATTGACAGAAGGCGTGAATCCGAGTGCAGTAGATATGGATGATACTCTCATCCAAGCCAGTATACAGGAGTTTGGTGCTTGGTCACAGGTGTCCTCGCTTCTGGAATTGACTGATTATGACCCGGTTATAACTCAGTTTTCAGAAGTATTCGGGGAAAATGCAGCTAATTCATTAGACCAGTACACACGAGACATTCTTTTAGCTGGTACATATTTCATCCGAATACAGGCTACTGGGACATTATCAACATCTGGTAACAGAAATACTGTAGCGTACTCAATGACAAAGGGAGCATTGGATGCAGCTATCTTGCAGCTCGAAAGCTATAATGTTAAAAAGTTTGATAGCATCATAGCTGGTAGTTCTGGTATAGGGACAAGCCCGGTGCCCGAGTCCTATATCTGTATAGTCCATCCACACGTTAAAAAGGACATTCTGGCATTAGGCAGTTCTAACGGGATAATTCCAGCATTCAAGTATTCTAACGTCAATAAGTTGTATCCTGGCGAGTTTGCTGCTTACGAAGGAGGTATCCGTTTCTTGTCAACAACTAATGGCAAGATATGGACTGG